GACTAACCTCTAACGTTTCCATTCTTCTAACCTAAATACTAGGGAGGACTTTATATCCTCCCTTTTAAATTCAATCTAATTTAATCTAACTAAATCCGATGTCATTTTCATCACTTAAAAAGCGTTCAGGTACATCACTTGAAAAGCTAGTCCAAGAAGCAGAGAAGTTAAATAAGCAATCAGGAGGTGCAGACGAGAGATTCTGGAAACCAGAACTCGATAAGTCTGGTAACGGTTACGCAGTAATTCGTTTCCTACCAGCACCAGATGGAGAAGAGTTACCGTGGGCAAAGGTTTATTCCCACGCATTTCAAGGTCCAGGAGGATGGTACATCGAAAACTCCTTGACCACAGTGAACAAGAAAGATCCAGTAGGTGAAGTCAACCGCAAGTTGTGGAACTCTGGTCTTGATTCCGATAAGGACATAGCACGTAAGCAGAAGCGTAAGCTTTCTTACTACACTAACATCCAAGTCGTTCGTGATCCAGCACACCCTGAGAATGAGGGTAAGGTATTCTTATACAAATTCGGTAAGAAGATCTATGATAAGATCACTGCTGCAATGCAGCCTGAGTTTGAGGATGAGACACCAATCAATCCTTTTGATCTATGGGAAGGTGCTAACTTCAAGTTAAAAATTTGTAAGGTAGCAGGTTTCTGGAACTATGACAAGTCTGAGTTTGATAGCACTAGTGCTCTTGCTTCAGATGATGCTGAACTTGAAGCCGTATGGAAGAAGGAGTACTCACTAACCGCTTTCACTGCTGAAGATCAGTTCAAATCTTATGAGGAGTTATCGACTAGGTTAAACGAAGTACTTGGCACTAACAAACGTGCTGCTGCACCAACAGTAGACAGTGAAGAGTATGAACCAGTTGCTGTTGCAGCTGCCACTCCTACTCCTGCTACTAGACGTGCTGAAACTGCACCAACTACGTCAGAAGATGATCAACTATCATACTTCGCACGACTAGCAGAAGAGGACTAAAATCCACTTCTGAATACTAAAATACCCCCAAAAAAATTGGGGGTATTTTTTTGTCCTTTAGATTTTTTTAAACTGCTGATCTCTTAAGAGATACACTTATAAAGTCAGAAGATTCTTTGTATGGTAACTGTGCCTTCATCTCTTCTATGAATTGTAATAGATATTGTTCACGTAATACATACATTTTTCTCTTATCATCATTCAATCTAGTTTCATACTCGTGATGAGTTATGGCATTTACTATTGATGATCCTTGCAAGGTAACAATAGATCCATCATTCTCTCTGTATCTAAAACTATCTCTAACTAATTTTTGCCATCCTGTTGTACCATCTTCTCTTGTTAGCCTGTATCTGAATTTATTACCTAAAGTATTATCAGCATAGGTTGGTTCTGTAAAATCACTAGAGTTAAATGTTCTTACCACAGATTTAGCACCAGTATTCTCACCAACAAATAACATACCTTCTGTTACTGGGTTGTTATTATCCCAAGAAGTTAAGTTTAACTGAACGTCAGCACCATCGTCACCAAACACACCAGAACGTGCATCGTATGAAGTTATTACACCCTCTGCACCGTTACTGAAGGTAACTTTCTCACCTACTTGGAATAGAGGACCAGATTCTGATACTACTATTAGTGTGTCTAGATAAGCACCACCAGTAAGAGAGTAAGATGGATACCACTCACGAGTACCTGGATTACCGTGACCTCCATAAGGAGGCCAGTACCCAAATATTAAGTCCTCTAGAGGACCAGTGTATGATCCTGGATTGTCTATAGTAATACTTTCAATTGATTTACCAAGATATACTACGGCTTCTGCACCACCTCCAGTTGTGTCTAAAGGATTGTTGCTAAAGGTTATTGTACTGTCTGTATAATATGCGTCGTTGTTTATAAAGTTAACTGTTGTGATAGCAAAGTGATCGAATTGAGGACCACTGTTTCCAGGTTGTTGTAACTGGAAGTGTATATTATCTACTCTAACTTCTGGTGGTACTGTGAAATCATATGGTTCTAGGTTACCTGAACCAGTACCATTAGGAGTAGCAGGAATAACAACACCTAATGTAGTCCAGTTCTGAGGATCTAACCATTGAACTTGATTGTCTGTACCAGTACCAGCTTGGGTTTTCATCCAGAGTCCTTTCTGAGTACCCTGTGCTATGTTCCAGACTATTCTGTCTCCTTTATAAAATCTAAGGGTTGTGTTTACAACTCCACGTTCTTCTATGCTTTGTCCTCCCTCGAAGTATATTCTATCACCACCGTAAGCACCGTAGGGGGTAGTTAGATGCCAAACAAATTGACTACCATATCCAGGAACATTAGCAATTGCTTCTTGAATATCAACATAGAAGACTGAAGGAGCCCAACTACCAGTTCCATCATTATTAGGACCATCCCAAACTTCTATCTCTCCACTCATATGTTCTTCAACATCATTGGTGTAGTAGAAAGTACCAGACTCGTTCATATCATAATGAATATATTGTGCACCAGTTGCACCGTTATACTGAAGATTCTGAGGGAATTGATATCTTAAACGAAGTTCCTCAACACCTGCAATGTCTGGTGTTTCACCACCATTCATACCATTACCACGAATAGCATACACCCGAATAGTGTCGAAGTTAGTCATATCAACTTTGTTTAGGGTAGCATATCTTTCACCATAACTATCACCAAATCTTAGGTGTGTGCCTCCCACATTAAAACCACCCCACGAACCATAACCAGTACCATTTGGTGCAATTGTTACTCCATTACTGAACTCATAGATGTTAGTTGCATCTGTTGTGTCGAATTTAGTACCATCTAGTCGTACTTCTGTTACCACTCCATCTTCAATGATTGCTGTGGCAGATTCACTTGCCATACCGCCACTTAGTGTTACGAGTGGAGCGTATGTATAATTAGAACCACCATTAGTAACTTCAAATCTCTTGAGGTATCCTGTACTTGATAGGTTTGCACTCCATTCAGCAGGAAAAATTGGGAACTCACCATTAGGTGCACTTGGACTACCAGCATCAAATAAAGGTTGTGTTTCAAATCCACTGCTACTTGTAATTACAGATGCAGATGTTACTGTGTATTGTCTGTTGGCCTCAAAGTCAAGACTGTTAACTGGTTCTGGTGCATCCTCTAGAGGTTCATCATAGTTAGTCCAGAAGGGTGCTTTGTAAAAGTCTTCTCCAACTAGTTGGTTTGCTGGTAGTACCACATCACCATTGGCATTCTTTACTTCATTGGTTGTGTAGTGTTTGATATCAAATGGTTTTTCATATTTGTTAGCAATATAATCCTCCAGTACAGGTGTGGACATAGGCCAATCAAAGTATGGATTGATTATATTATTTGCTAACAATATAATCCAATCATAATCAGAGTCACCGTATATTTTTTCTGCTATTAAATCTGGACGGTCAGAATCTGTTACTGTATATCTTTTGTAATAAAGTAGACTATCTAATGCTGCATCAGATATTTTAAACCTTCTGAAGATATTTTTTGCAGTCTCGTACTGTTGCGACGACCAAGGAAATCTTATAGGTCTAGTAGCAAGAGATATGTTAGGTAAGTAATTAAAATATCCCATTAGTAGTACTGTTTTGTGTATTGGAAACTGTCACCGTAATCATCAGCAAGGATGGTCTTAATCTCCATAAACGAAAGGTCTAAACCTACTGCTGTTGGTGCACCATCTTCTAGTGTTGACCACATACCACTAGCTGTATAGTTAACTGATATATTAGTCAAAGCACACGCTTTTATTTTATTTAACCAGTGATTGTCATTAGCACCAGTCTTATACTGTATTTTAAATACGTTAGGTACTTTCAAGAACCATCCAGCAGTTGCTAGTTCTGGTGCTGCTGCTCTCTTGAATGTCCATATCATTTCTTTAATGATCCTTGATTCTCTTTGATTTCTTGGTACTAATGTCCAATTAAATCTAAAGCTTCTTAGTTCTGGTTTGTCGAAGAATACTTCTAGGTTAGGGTTGATGACTTGACCAATTATACCTCCAGATGCAACGTTTTGATCTACACCTCCAAATTTAGAACCTTGACTAAC